CTGAACGTTATATCCCCGAAAACGTGTCTATAAGTCACGATCAAGGCGGTTCAGGTGTCAGATAGTCATCAGCAGGTCGAAACAGGCTCAGATCGGCTGCTATCGGTTTTAGAGCCGTCATCAGCCCTACTCATTGGCAGTCCTACGCCTAGAATCCACACGCCAGTCAATGATTTGCCATCCAGGGGTCAGGAATTGATCGATTTCGCTGACACAATCTTTCCTGACGGGTTTATGCCGTGGCAAAAATACGTGGCGATTCACGCCCACAAAGTCAAGCCTGACGGGAGATGGGCAACCCCACTGAATTGCATCGTCGTAGCCAGGCAGTCAGGAAAATCAACCCTGATGCTTTCGCGTATCTTGATGGGCTTATTCCATTGGGATGAATCGTTGCAGGTGGCATCGGCTCACCGATTGGCGACGTCATTGGAACAATTCCGTGCGCTGGTAAATCTGATCGAATCATCCGATGATCTTGCCAAACGTGTAAAGCGAATCCGATGGTCACACGGCAGTGAGGAAATCGAAGTCCAGGGATCGACGGGCATCAATCGATTCATCATCAAGGCTGGCGGCTCAGCTGCTCGCGGTATCTCGAAACCTGAAACCGTACACCTGGATGAATTGCGTGAGATGCACGAACTCGAATCATTTGCATCATTGCGGTACACATTACTTGCGGCGAAAAATCCGATGGTGATGACATATTCGAACGCTGGCGACCAACACAGCAAGGTGCTAAATTTGCTACGCGAACGGGGAATCGCCGCTGCGTCGGGTGTGGTTGATGACATCGGATATTTCGAGTGGTCAGGTGCATCCGACGCTTTGACGGATGAAAATTTTGCAATGGCAAATCCTGCTTTGGGTCATACGATCCACATCGACAATATTCGCAGCGTTTTGAAAGACCCACCCGAAGTCGTACAAACCGAGGTTTTATGCAGGTGGGTGCAGACAATTTCGTCGATCATCAGTCAAGCCGCGTGGGATGGATGTGCCGATCCTGACGTCGATCTTGATCCTGAGAAACTCACCTGGCTGGCTTTGGACATTTCACCTGACCGAAAGCATTGTGCGCTGGTCGGTGCGCAGAAATTAGGCGATGAACGCTTTATTGTGAAACTGCTGCACACGTGGGAAAACGAAAGGCAACTAGACGATCGAGCCGTGGCAAATGACGCCGCGTTTTACTGCCGAAAGTATCCCATCGAACATTTGCTTTATAGCCGCAAAACTAGCGGTGCGGTAGCGGCTCGATTACAGCCAGCAGGAATCCCGATCTACGATATGGACGCGTCATATCCTCAATCGTGTGACGAATTGCTTGGTGCTATAAATTCGGGCAGGTTGCGTCATACGAATCAACCCGAACTGACTGCCCAAATGCTTTCAGCGGTTCAACTGCGTCGCGGTGATGGCGGTTGGGTTATTGGAAGGCGTGCCAGTCAAACGGCGGTGTGCGCCAGTGTGGCGACGGCGCTCGCGACACATTTCGCGACACGCCCAGAGACGGAAACCGACATTATGGTCGGATAGTGGTATCCCACTGAGAAAATTTGCAAATGGGAATTCGCGACATATTTGCAACGCGTCAGATCGAAACGGTGGCAACGCCGCAATCACCTGACGTATCTGCGCAACTTGGTCCAGTCACATCACTGGATTCATTGACGCCATTTTTCGGCGGTGCTAACACTGCAACCCGTGAGGAATTTATGTCAATTCCAACGGCGGCACGTGCGAGAAACATTATTTGCTCATCAATCGCATCGATCGGACTTGAAGTCATTGATCGATCCACTGGAATGGAAATCGAGGATGCACTGCCACGTGTTATCCGTACACCTGATCCACGTGTGCCAGGATCAGCGACTTATGTGTGGACGCTAGAGGACATTCTGCTATATGGCTATGGGTATTGGCAGATCACAGAATTTTTCTCCGATACAAATCGGGTGCGCAGCGTGCAACGCGTTTCACCATCACGCGTGACCATTCAAACAAATTCGCTTGCCACTGAAATTGAATATTATATGGTCGATGGCACGCCAGTACCGAATTCAGGTATTGGATCATTGGTCGTATTTAACGGAAACGATGAAGGCGTGCTGAATCGAGCAGGTCGAACAATCCGCACGGGTGCGGAACTTGAACGTGCCGCTGCGATGTACGCACGTGAGCCAATTCCATCAATGGTGTTGAAATCCAACGGCACGGCTTTACCTGCTGACAGAATTGCGAAATTGCTTGATTCCTGGTCCACAGCACGTCGCAATCGTGGCACTGCGTTTCTAAATGCTGACGTAACTTTGGAGACAGTCGGATTTGATCCTGAAAAATTACAATTAGCAGCTGCGAGATCGTACATCGCTACTGAAATTGCACGTGCTTGCGGAATCCCTGCATATTACGTCGATGCCGAAACTGGATCATCGATGACCTATAGCAACGCGACAACTCAGCGCCAAACTTTGCTGGATTTCTCACTTATTCCGCTGATGACAAGCATTACCGAAAGACTTTCAATGCCTGATTTCATTCCATCAACGCAACAGGTCAAATACGATTTATCAGATTACTTACGCGGCAGCGATCTTGAACGTGCCAATATTTACAAAATCCTGAATTCGATCGTGGATGCTGAGGGCAATCCAGCAATCACAATCGATGAAATCCGACAATCAGAGGAACTAATCAAATGAAGGTAAATACTCCATTCACAATCACCGCCGCTGATTCAGAGGCACGGACTATCACTGGACAAATCGTCGCATTTGATACCGCTGCCAAAGCATCAACAGGTAAAGTATTATTCAAAGCAGGATCGATCAGTCCAGCAAATGTGAAATTAAATCTTGAACACGATTCAGCACGTCCAATCGGCAAAACTTTGGCGATGGAACTTTCACCTGATGGAAAATCAATCAATGCAACATTCAAGATTTCCAAAACGACTGCTGGATCAGATGCGATCCAGGAAGCAATGGACGGACTACGCGATGGATTCAGCGTTGAAGCAAACGCAATCGATTTCGGATATAACGAGGACGGCACAATGGTCGTCAGTAAAGCAGATTTGGTCGGTGTCGCTTTGACGCATAATCCTGCATTTGATTCAGCACGTGTATCAAATGTCGCAGCGACTACCGAACCAAAAGATTCCGAGACATCATCCGATGACGCGGAAGTACCACCCACACCATCAACAGAAGGAGACGTCGTGGAAAACACCGTCACAGAGCCAACTGCCGCCGAGACGGTAGAAGCGGCAGCAGAAGTACAAGCAGCAGCAGCACCAAAGCCAGTCAATTTCATCGCATCACGCAACCCAGTCGTATCACCTGAAACATTTTTGATGCACCAGGTTGCAGCAGCCCGTGGATCAGAAACATCACGTGCATACATCGCAGCAGCAACAGCATCAACAGATAATCCAGGATTGATCCCAACACGCCAACTCCGCGAGGTCGTAAACGGCTTAGCAGACAACGTGAGAGCCTCAATCGATTCGATTTCAACGGGAACACTGCCTGGCGCAGGACTCGTTTTTCAGATTCCTAAAATCACCGTACTGCCAAATGTTTCACAGATTGATGAACTCGATCCAGTGACTCCAACAGTTATGGAATCAGAATTCATCAACGTGGATGTCAAATCGTTCAAGGGCAGCCAGGTTATGTCCGTGGAATTAGCAGATCGCAGCGATCCACTATTTTTCACCGAATTGATTTCAAATCTCACTGCGCAATATGCACGTGCGACCAATGAATATAACTCAGCGCAAATCATTGCAAATTCAGCAACAGCATCAACAGGATATGGATCAGACATCACAGCTGAGGAATTGCTTGCGTGGGTTTCAACTGCGTCAGTTTACGTTTATGAGCAAACACATAAATTTGCTGATGCCATCGTGGTCTCACCTGCAATGTGGGGTCGCATAATGTCATTCAACGTCGATGGCAGACCAATTTACAATGCGCTGCAACCTCAAAATGCGGCAGGAAATGCTCAGCCACGTTCACTCCGTGGATCAGTCAATGGACTTGATCTTTGGGTTGATACTGCGCTATCAGGTACAGGTGACAATTCAATGTACGTCATCAACCGCGATTCATACACTTGGTACGAATCCCCACGTCTAGAACTCCGCACGAACATCATTTCAGATGGTTCAATCGGAATTCTTATGTACGGCTATGGCGCAACAGCCACGAAAATTGGCTACGGCGCATACCGTTTTGCTGACTAATAAAAACTAATCATCGGCTAGGTCACTCCCGAACTAGCCGAGCAGACGAGAGGATCGGAAATGCCAAACATTGTCACCGCAGATGAATTGCGTCAGGTGCTTGGTGTTTCCGAATCCCTTTTTTCTGACGAATATCTTGATTCAATTATTGATTCGGCTGAGATCACAATCTTGCCGATGCTTACGCAATATCAAAGCGCAGTAGTTTCAACACGCATCGCCGATGACGTTTTATACATCGACACATTGCGTCCAAATTATTTCGTCCAGGGGCAACAGGTCGTACTCGCTGGAATAGGTAACGGACTCGATGGACCATATACAGTCAGTGATCATTCCGTCAGACCCTTTCAGGTCACTGCAACCGTAAATGAAGCCGATCGAATTTTGACACCCGTCATTCCAGCGGGAACGATCACACTTGATGGCGGCTCAGCAGCTGAAATTTATGCAAATGTGCCAGCAATCAACAAAGCAATTCTGATCGTTTCAGTAGAGATTTTTCAGAGCATCACAGCGCCAGGAGGACAAATTGAAGGCGTTGATTTTGCACCGACTCCATATCGAATGGGTCGATCATTGCAGAATCGTGTCATCGGCTTGATTTCAGCGTTTTACGATGTGGATTCAATATGCCAATGACCACACTGCTCGATGTACGCAATGATTTGGCGACTGCACTTGCTGGCGTCGCTGCATCCGTGTATCCCGTAGCACCCGAAGCAGTGATTCCACCTGCTTGCGTAATCATTCCCGATTCACCCTGGCTTGAAAGCGTACTGATCAACGGTGCGGTCACAAAGGTCAAGGTCAATTTCGTCGTCACGGCTGCCGTGGCTAACAACAGCAACTCAGGCGCTTTGGATCAACTTGAAGCCCTAATCATCAGCATTTTGGGGGCTATGCCCTCAGGGTACGTCGTCGGTGACGTTCAGAGACCGTCAATAGTTTCAGTCGGTGCATCGAATCTGCTTGTTGCTGATCTCAGTGTTTCGACTTATTACACCCAAATCAATAACTAGGAGATAAAATGCCAACAAACATCATCACGGGCAGACAGATCACATTCACCATCGATGGTGATGTATTTGATGCGCAAGCAACATCCGCCACACTGACTATTGATTCAACAATCAATACATATCAGACACTTGACGGAAAAGCATATTACACGACGGATTCGCAGGGTACTTTTGCAGTCGAAATGCTGCAAGATTTCGGCGCTGCTGGATCATTGTGTGAAGCACTTTGGAACGCTGCTGCAACTACACCAAATGATGCACTGCCAGTCGTACTGACAGTCCACGACGTTGCTTATGCGTTCAGCGTTCAACCAATATTCCCACAATTAGGTGGAACTGCACCTGACGCTTTAACAGCATCACTTTCATTCACTTGCGTGACCACGCCAGTACTAGATTAAACAAGGGAGATCGGGAGTATGAAAACAGCAATCACAATCGAATATCAATCTGGTGATGTAGCCACCTATGTGGCTGCACCACCTGAATGGATGAAATGGGAAATTAAGACAGGCAAAACAATTCAACAGGCAAATGAAATCGGCATTAGCGATTTACTATTCCTTGCATATAACGCAATGAAACGTGAATCAGCTGGAAAGCCAGTCAAGCCGTATGAAGTGTGGACCGAAACCGTTTCAGACGTGAGGTTCGTCGATCAAGACCCAAAAGCCATCAGCGAGGCAGTCTCAGCAGACTAGTCATCGAACTAGCGATTGCCACGCATATTCCGATGACTGAATGGACATCCGCTGAGGATATTTACACGGCACTGGAGATTTTGGAGAAACGAAATGGCTGAGGATGCAATCGCCTATGACAAATCCGATCTGCGCAAAATCGTCGGTGCTTTCAAAGCAATGGACGATCAAGCAGTCCAGGAAGCCAAAGGTGTATCAAATGCGCTGGCTGAATATTTGCAGGGCAAAATCAAATCGGCTGCTGGATCGTTGCAATCAAGCAATGTCGCCAGTCGAATTGCCGAAGGATCAAAGGTCAGCAAATCCAGCAAAATTGGTGAAATTTCATTCGGTTACGTATCGCAAAAGTATTCGGGTGGTGCAACTACCCGTGATCTTTGGGGTGGATCAGAAT